AAAGAAAAGATTGTTGACGTCTTTGTGGATGATATAACAATAGATGAACTAAAAAGTGTATTAAAGCATTTTAATGAAATGGATTATTATGAATTTAGAATACATAATCCAAAACAATCAACAGATTTAATATCGGTATTTGATGGAAACATCTTAATAGATAAATTATATAAAATAAATGAATAAAATTGATTACGAAGAAGAACCTATTTGGTATTGCAGGAGCTGCTTGTCAATGAAGATTTTAAATTCATCTGGAACAGATGAGGATTTCTTGGAAGATCCAACACCATGTTATTGTGACGATTGTGGAAGTACTGATATTGCGGTTACAGGTAAATATGGTATTGAAGAGATTAATGAATTAAGGTATAAGAAGACTAAATTTAAAAAATAATTATATGGGAGAAGAGAAGAAGGAATTGTCATATGAGGAATTAAAAAATGTTGCGGGTCAACTACAACAACAGAATAAATTTCTTTTAGAGCAATTAAACAAGCAGGATGGAGAATCATTCTATAAACGATTAGATTACCTATATAAGACTGTTGAGTTTAAAGAAGTATTTCCAGAAGAATTTATAACTTATTGCATTGACGAAATTGTTTCAACAATTACTGTCGATGACGGAGTAAAACAACCAGATACACAGGAAGTTAAGTAAGGTGGATATACAGAAAAATTCGAATATCGCGAAAGTACATTGTGCTTTGGATATTGGATTCTTTTATAAATGGTTATCATTTACAACTCCATTACACAAACTAACTAAGTCTGAAAGGCAAGTATTAGCATCATTTCTAACAAAGAGGTATGAACTATCTCAGATAATTAGAGATGAGAATATGTTGGATAATGTACTTAATAGCATTGATATACGAAAGGAAATACGTGAGGCTATAGGATTAACTACACCTCAATTTAATATCCTTATATCAAAGATGCGTAGGTCTGGCGTGATGGATGGTAAAAAGATAAATAAACATTATATACCAAACATACAGAAAGATACTGGACAATACAGATTAACAATTATATTCGACATAGATGACAAATACAAGATCGAGAAAGACATACTCCAACAAGGAGATTCTGGAGATGGCGAAACAGGTGTCGATTAAATTAAACATACCAGCACAAGTAGTAGTAATGGCTTATTATAGTTTCTGAGATAATATAAAAGAATCAATAAGTAAATCAAATTTAGATTTGATAAGTGAGGATACGGATATAGATTTTCCATTAAGTTATAATATTGGCTCAATTGGAAAATTATATACACATAAGAATAGAATAGTAGCAATTAATAATAATATAAAGAACAAAAGGGAGAAGAATGAAAATATTGAGTATTAAAAAAGCAACACCAATGTCAACTGGTATTATAGTAACTTGTGATAGATATACTATTGAAGATACAACTACTGATGGTATTGAGGATGTATCAATGACTGGTAGGATTAAAGAGGTGCAAACGGTAGTATCACCATCTGAAAGTGCAATCGCAAGGGGAGTTACAAAAGATTTATTAGTGGTATTATCTTATGAGAATTATAAAAAGGTTGAGAAGAAAAGCAATAATGACTTTGGTATCACTGATATTGTTAAGTCAAATACTTATTATGAAATGCCAGTCATGGTGTTGGATGGCAGAGAGCATATGCTTGTTGACATTTCGGATGTTGAATTAAAGATTGATGAGTTTGAGTATGTTGAATTTGATAATAAACTAATTGACTAATAATGATTACTACAAAGAATAAACTACTTGAACTAAATAATGTTTTAAATCAGTTTAAGACTACTGGAAATGCTAAGTTTAAATATGCATTTGAAAAGAATATTAGGTTAGTAAAACCTGAAATAGATAAAGTCAATATCGAGGTTGATGAGATTAATAATATCATAGCAGAGTTCTCAGAGAAAAAGAATGATATAATTAAAAAGTATGGAACTCAAAAAGGTGAATTAATATCAATAGATAAAGACGATGAAAACTATGTTGTTGCAACTAAAGAACTTACTGATTTATCAGACGAGTATAAAGAACAATTAGAGCTATATACATCGGAAATATCTGTATATCAAAAGTCATTAAACGATGAAATTAATATTGATATTAATTTTCATGAACTTTTAGTTGATAATATTCCAGATGATTTTAATCATGATAGTATTCTTATGGATTTTGAAATTTTAAATTAACAATAAAAAGGGCTGGCTAGTTTATTCTGGTCAGCCCTAAACTATATAATAGAATGAAATTATTCAAACGTGTTGACTATAAATTAACAGTCGAACCAATAGTATTTTCTGTTAAAGCATTTAAACGGCTTGATCAAAGGGATAGAACTGTTGGCAAAACTCAACTAGAAAAAGAGCTTGCATTTATATATTTTGTATATGACCCACGAAGTGATTTACAATTCATAGTAGATGAGCAAGAGAGGATTGATAGAGTTAAAGAACTTATTGGGTTTGATAGTAAGTTTAAGATAGATAGTGATTTACAAAAGGCAATAGATGTTTATTCGTTAATGACAAATACAACGTCATCGGAATTAGTAAATGATATTAGAATTGAGATAGATAAGATAAAACGATATCTAAGAGAGTCTGAAATAAATGATGAAACTTTTGGCAAAAGAACTGATGTTATTATTAAAATGATGTCACTTTCAGACAAATTATCTGACCTAGAGAGAAAGGTAGTTAGAGAAGTTGAGGAAATATCAAATGCTCGTGGCGATAAGGCGATGACAGTTCTAGATCAAGGTTTTGATGGATTATTTAAGTAGACATGATAGAAACTAATATTTATCAAACGAAACTAACAGATGAATTACTCGCAAGTTTAAAGGATGAGGTAAGAACTGATTTATTTGATATTATAAATAATGTTGAGTTCATACAGCGTTTAATATCTCCAAATAGAAAGCTTGCCAAGGATTTGGAAAGAGATAAATCTGGTAGAATTTTAGTTGATTTATGTCAACCACATCTTCTGGTAGATATGAATTATTTTAGACAAGCAGCTATACATTTTCAAAAATATGGATGTTATACAAAGTTGATGCCAAACCCTAATCCACAATCCGAATTTGGACAGTGATTAAAGAGAGAAGTGCAACGATGTTGAAATGGAATGGTTCGTGAGTCAGACGGTGAATGAATAACTGGAGATATGTACTTCTATTTAAATTACTTTCCAATTATTCAAACTAAAATTAAAAAAGGTACTAAAGTTGGTGAACGTATTATAGATTTTCCAGAAGTATGGGAAGGTGTATATTGGAGATTCCATTATTGGCATCAAGCAAGATATGGCGGTATGTATGATGATTTTCAGGGAGCAAAACACTGTATAGAGATAGCCTCAAGAGGGAAAAGTAAGTCGTACGCCTTTGGGTCTAAGCTTACAAAAAACTTTATTCTTGGAGAAAACGAATTAGCTAGAAGTAAAGTTAAATCACTTGTTGCTGCATATCAGAAAGAGTATTTAATTAAGGATGGTACTCTAAATAAATTTATTGATGGTATAACTCATTGCGCAAAACATACACAGTTTCCATCTAGAAAGTTAAAGCAATCAATGTCTGATTTGAACTGAAGAGCTGGATACTTAGATCAGGATACTGGATTAGAGATGGGAACTCTTAATGAAGTATTAGGTGTTGCTATTAAAGATGATAGCGATAAACTTCGTGGTAAGCGTTCAAGTGCAATGCTATTTGAAGAATTTGGTAGTTTTCCTAAATTTCTAGATATCTGGCAGACATCTATACCTAATGTTCAGGAGGGAAATATCGCATTTGGACAGGCAATTGGTTGTGGAACTGGTGGTTCTGAGGGGTCAGACTTCCAGGGGGCGCTTGAAATGCTCTCATACCCAGATGGTTATAATGTTTATTCGCTTCCAAATTTTTGAGATAAAGGTGCTAATGGAAAGAAGCGAACAATATTTTTTTATCCAGGATATGTAAACTCAAAGGGATTTTATAACGAAGATGGAGTATCAGACGTTGTAGGAGCGTTAATTTCAGAGATTGAATATCGTATTAATCTTAAATACAATTCATCCGATCCTCTTCAATTAACCAGACGTAAAGCTGAAACTGCCTTTACCATTCAAGACGCTATCATGAAACGTGATGGATCATTATATCCAACAGATAAACTTAATGATGTAATTAATGAGATAAATCTTAATCCTAAGTACACTGATGATATGTGGATTGGTAGATTAAGTTTATCAAAGAGTGGCGAGGTTGAGTACAAACCAGATAATGATTTAAAATATATAACTGAGTTTCCTCACAAGGATAATAAGATTGAAGGTGCTATATGTATTAAACATATGCCAATTAAAAGTAGTTCTAGCAGTGTTCCATGAGGGCGATATATCTCTGGTTCAGATGTTTATGACGATGACAGTTCGGATACGCTATCATTATTCTCAATGTTTATACTTGATTTGTGAACCGACGAAATAGTTTTTGAATATACTGGAAGACCTATGTTTGCAGACGATGCATATGAGAATGCTAGATTAGCATTACTTATGTATAATGCTGAATGTAATTATGAAAATAACAAGAAGGGTTTCTTTGCATACATGTCTAAACATAATTGCCTATACCTACTGTCTGATACACTTGAATTTCTTAAAGATAAAGAGATGGTTAAAGGTGGTCAATATGGAAATAAAAGTAAAGGAACCGGTAACTATGGCAGTATAGCTCCATATGGTAGACGTTGTTATAGAGATTATTTATTGAGATCAACTCCACAAGTGAATATAATTGAAGTAGATGGACAATCTGTCGAAGAAGTGATTAATGTATTTAACTATCAAAAGATTTGGTCTAAGGGTTTATTACAGGAAACTGCAATGTGAAGTCCTGATGGAAATTATGATAGACATGATGCGATGATTATGCTTATGCTTCTTAGAGAAGATAAATTAAGGTTACTCGGTGATACTTCGGCCAGAGATGCAGGACTAAATAGAGACGTAGGTTATCTTGGAAAGGATGCATTCTTTGAAAAGAACTATCGCAAGGATATTTCTACTGGAAATAAATTAAAATTCTAATAAATAAAAATATAGTGCCTATTACTTTTTTGGTAGTAGGCACTTTTTTGTGCGATTTATTCAAAAACTAATTGTACCTTTGCATAAATTTATAAATTATTGCAAAAATGTTAACAAAATATTATATATATGTCTACACAAACTAGTTCATTCCCTCGACAAAAATTGCCTTTCAATCAAAAAAATGCGGAATGGCGTAAGACGGTCTGCGACTGGTCCGATCGCAAAATTTATTACTCAGATTCAAACATAAGAAAATCATTCATTCGTAAAAGGATAAACTACAATTTGGTTAATGGAATTTTAGATTTAAATGACATGTCATTAATTCTAAATCCAGATAACATAGAAGCTTCTTATGTTCCAGAAAACATACAACACTATCCAATAATGAAGGCAAAACTAAATTTGCTAGCAGGGGAGGAACGTAAGCGTAGGTTTGATTGGCATTTGATTATAACAAATCCTAATGCAGTATCTGAAATTGAGGAAAATAAGAAGACTCAATTAATGGGTAGTCTGCAAGATGCAATTAAAGCAGATCATCCAGATGAAGAATCTTTTAATGCAGAAATGGATAAGATGTCATACTACTACACTTATGAGTGGCAGGACGCCAGAGAAGAGCGTGGCAATCTAGTTCTCAATCACTATATAAAAGAACTTGCTATTCGTGATAAATTCAATGATGGATTTATGGATGCAATGATTGTTGGTGAAGAAATTTATCAATGTGATATAGTTGGTGGAGAACCTACATTTGAAAGAATTAATCCATTAAAGTGTCATACGTTTAAAAGTGGATTCTCAAATAGGATTGAAGACGCTGATATTCTTACGTACATAGACTTTTGGAGTCCAGGTAGAATTATAGATACATTTTATGATGTTCTTACAGAATCTGATTGTGAGTATTTAGAAAACTTACCACAGGTTTATTCTGGTGATAGTATGTCAAACATTGATGAACGGAATGCTTTTATAAATGTAAATGAACTTAATGGATTTGAAGGTGGATATGGTTCAGTTATTGACAACTACTCTATATTCGCACAAACAACGGGTTCTGCTGCAACTACAAACTACTTTGATAATAATGGTAATATTCGTGTTGTAAGAACATACTGGCGTTCTAAGCGTAAAATTAAAAAAGTAAAATCATATAACTCAGAAACTGGAGATGAAGAATTTGACTTCTATCCAGAAACATATAAATGTGATAAAGATTTAGGTCAAGAAGAGGAAATCTTTTGGATCAATGAAGCATGGGAGGGTACTAAGATAGGCAAAGAAATCTATGTAAATATGCGACCAAGAGTTGTACAATACAATAGATTATCTAATCCATCAAGATGTCACTTTGGGTTTGTAGGTTCAGTGTACAATATAAACGATACTAAGCCATTTTCTTTAGTGGATGTAATGAAACCCTACAACTACTTATATAATGCCCTACATGACCGTTTAAATAAAGCTATAGCAGCTAACTGGGGCAAGATGGTTAAGTTAGATTTAGCTATGATTCCTAAAGGATGGGAAGTTGAGAAATGGTTACACTACGCAAAGACAATGCATATTGCCGTTGTTGATAGTTTCAAGGAGGGCAACATTGGTGCTGCTACTGGAAAGTTGTCTGGTATGATGCAACAATCCTCTGGAGTATTAGACTTAGAACAGGGCAATTATATACAACAGCATATTAATCTATTGGAGTTTGTCAAGATGGAAATGTCTGAAGCCGCTGGAATATCTAAGCAGCGAGAAGGACAAATTTCAACATCAGAAACTGTAGGTGGTGTAGAACGTTCAAACCTACAATCAAGTCATATTACCGAATGGTTATTTGCTAAACATGACGATGTAAAGAAGCGTTCATTAGAATGCTTCCTTGAAACTTCTAAAGCTGCACTAAAAGGTGGTTCAAAGAAGTTCCAATATATATTATCTGATGGAGCATCTAAAATAGCTGATATTGATGGAGATGAATTCTCTGAATGTGATTATGGATTAGTTCTTGATAATAGTAATGAGTCTCAGAGATTAGAGGAAGGTTTATTACAATTAGCTCATGCTGCTATGCAAAATCAAATGATGTCTTTTGGCGCAATGATGAAAGTATTATCATCTCCATCTATGGCTGAGGTTCATAGAATTATTGAGAAGGATGAAAAAGACATGAATGATCGCAAGGCAAAAGAACAACAGGATGCAATGAAAATGCAACAGCAAGAATTACAATCCAAGAAAGATGTTGAGCAGCAGAAAATACAACTTGAAGACACATTAAATCAACGTGATAATGAAACTAGAATTCTTATTGCAGAAATGTCGAGTCAAGTAGAACTTCCTGAGGATTATTCTAAGGATGACTTAGAACTAAAGATTAGAAAACTTGATGAAGAGATGGCGTTAAAAAACGCACAACATCAACATAAGGTAAAACAAGATGAAGTTCAAAATCAACTTCAAGAGAAAGAGATTGAAATAAAGAAGATAAATAAAAATAAACCAACAAAATAATGCAGACAAAATCTTTAAATGCAGGAGAGAGTCTAACTATAGGATTAACCTTTAATAGTGATTTGTCTCTATCCTCTACTGGAAATATGTTGGTATATATAGGTGGAATCTTAGTTGGTAATTTGCTTACCAACATTCCACCAATACGTAAAAATGGTATTTACTATGATATAATTTTATCCAGCAATGACACTAAGAATTTTAGGGGTTATAGAGATATAATGGTTATCTTAGATGACAATAATAATATTGGAATTAAAAAGGCTGTAGTCGGTGGTCTGTCATTTGACAGATTGCCAGATAACTTTTTTTCTTCATCTAAGAGTTATATACGAGATATAGTTATAGAACTAAAACATTCTGATTTTATAAATTAAACACATGATAGAAAAATCAATAAAACAAGGAGAAAGTCTTAGGATTGGATTTTCATTTAATCCAGAATATGACGAAAGTAGAATTAATGATTTATTGATGTATATCGACGGTGTACTAATAGGTAGAAAATCAACAGGTACTATAAGTAAAAATATATATTGAAATGTATCACTATCCAGTGATGCTACATTCAATCTACATGGTCATAGGGATTTAATTCTTATCATGGAGGATTCTCGCTTTGGTCTTAGAAAGTTTGTTGTTGCTGGATTATTATTTGATAGACTTGCAGATGAATTTCACGCAAATATAAAAAATCAAGGATATAATCTTATATTAAATTTAGAAATAGACGAAACGGTATTAATATCCGATGTTCTATTGTTAGAGGCTATTAAGGGCGACAAGGGCGATCCAGGTGGTGGTTCAATGACTGGTGGTGGATTAAAAGATCAGGTTCTTACAAAGTTGTCAGATCATAATCTTGACGTTGGATGGGTCACTCCATTGCAACTTGGAAATCTATCATCTAATGCATTCTACGGAGATAAAGGATTAATAGCATATAATCACTCACAGCAACTACATGCGCCATCAGATGCAGAAAAGAATGTTAATGCAGATTGAAACTCCATATCTGGAGATTCACTTATTTTAAATAAACCAACAATACCATCAGTAGATGGACTTGCCACAGAGACGTTTGTTGTTAATTCACTATCTGTTAAGGTTGATAAAGTTGACGGTAAATCGCTGGTGCTAGATACTGAGATAGCAAAAATACACTTACCACATTCAGATGATCAAGACCTAACTCCATATCAATTATTGTCCGAAAAAGGTTCTAATAGTGGTTATGCGGGACTAGATATTAATCAAAAAATACCTTTAATAAATTTACCTGACTCTATTTTAGGTCAGTTAGAATATCAAACTATTTGGGATGCCTCTACTGGGATATATCCTTCTAATCCACTTAAAGGTTATTTTTGGATTATAAGTACGCCAGGAACAATATCGTCAATTGATTATAACACTGGTGATTGAATGGTGTATAATGGTATTTCTTTTGATAAAGTGGATAACACAGATGCTGTAACTACCGTTGCTGGTAGAATAGGAAATATAGTACTTACTAAATCTGATGTTGGTCTAAATCTTGTTAACAACACAAGTGATTTAGGTAAACCCGTATCAAATGCCACTCAAACACAATTAGATACCAAGGTAAGTATAGATATATTTAACTCCACATTATCATATAAAGAGGACAAATCAAATAAAATAACTTTATTTACATCTCCTAATGACGCCCAATACCCAAGTGCTAAATTAGTGTCAGATCAGTTAAATCTAAAGGTTGACAAGGTTACTGGAAGTCGTTTAATCACATCCTCTGAAGGAACTATACTTGGTAATACATCGGGTACCAATTCAGGAGATAATGCTGCAAACAGTCTTTATTCAGGATTAATTAGTTTTCCAGGATATGCAACCGTACTTCCATTATCTGATATACCAATAGTTGGACAATTAGGAACATCTGCGTTGTTATCAAGACAGGACCACAGACATCCATTTACTTTATCATCTGGAACTACAACGGGATATTTAAGTTTAACAGATTGAAATACATTTAACAATAAAGTTTCGTTTCCTGGATTTGGAACAACTCATGTACTTGCTGCATACGGTGATCATTTGCATACTGGAGTATATCAACCTATAGAAGATCAAAGGTTGTCAACTACAAACTCTCCAACATTCTACAATATAACCGCCAACCAATTTATTAAAACGGGTGGTCTTGCAAATCAATTTTTAATGGCTGATGGTTCGGTTAATTCCAATATATATTCAACCAATATACATAGCAACATCACTTCATTAAATCTTGTTTCAGGAACCAATACGGGTGATAATTCTACAAACTCTAATTATGAAAGTGATTATCGTTTATCAAATTTTATTGCTGGCGCCAACTATCAGGTTCCTTTAGTTTCAGGAACTAATATAAAAACAATAGGAGGTAATAGTTTGTTAGGATCTGGGGATATTTCTTTTCCTGTATCTTACACTTTACCAACTGCATCGGTTTCTATATTGGGTGGTGTAAAAATAGGTTCAGGAATAACTATAACAAATGGTGTTATCTCTGTATCTACAAATTATTCAACATTTGATGGAAATTATAATAGTCTAAGTAATAAACCAGCATTATTCTCTGGAAGTTATATTGACCTTACAAATAAACCTACGTTATTTAGTGGATCATATACAGATTTATCAAATAAACCTATTATTCCATCAGTAGGTGTTTTAAATACTTTAAACACCACAATACAAGTTCCTAATGATAGTGAGTCATTAAGTGGAACAATTAATCTTCACAAAATAGCTAAGACTGGTAATTATTTAGATTTAGGTGGAAGACCTACAAATTTATCTCAGTTTAATAATAACTTAGGTAATTATGGCGATTGGAAATCTAATATAAATTATATTGATATTACTGTAGTTAGAAATTCATCGGATTTTAACTCTATTAGAGAGTTAATGGAGTCTATTACGGATGCTTCAGCAACTAAAATATATAGAATACATATTCCATCAGGAAGATGGTTTGAATGTGATATTTATGGAAAACAATATGTTGAATTAATTGGTGAAGGAATAGATAAAACAATCTTATATAATGATGGCACATCATCTAAAATAACTCCATCAAACTATTCCTATGTAACTGGATCATATGCTGGTATTGCTTTAAGTTCAATTCCTAATGGATATAAACATGTAATATTTGGGATAAATAATATTTGCATATCTAATCTTACAATTGAAGCGACTAATGCAAAATATACATGTCATTTAGACAGTGATACATATCTAACTTTTAAAGCTACCAATTGCAAATTTAAAACTATAACTCCTATGAGTGTTATAGGTATTGGAGTGCATTCTGGACAAGATATTTCGTTTACTAATTGCATTTTTAATGGTACAGATATTTATCCATATGGATTTTATATTCATAATATTGCAAATCAATCTTTAGGGACGAATATATCTATAATAAATTCTCATTTTAGTAACTGTGGATATGGATGGATAGATGAGTTAGGTAGTAACCAAGTAGACAATATAAGTTTTATTAATTGTACTTCTGATAATATTGGGTGGTTAAAAATTAAATCATTGCCAGGCGGATGGATTAATCCAACTACTGGATTAACTGAAACTGATGCTACTCTACTTCCATATAGTATTAAATTAAATCTCACAGGAACTGACATAGCAAATTTTAAATCTATTGCATCTAATTATAATGATGTAATGCCTACTTCGAGACCTAAGTATTTGGATTATGCAGAAACTAATTATGCAACAAAAGCTTTAATAAGTGGAATAATATATGGCGACTTAATTGGTGGAACTCAAGATCAAATTAATACTTATATAAAATACAATGGAACTACACCATTTGTTGGGATAGCAGTGACTTCTACTGATTCTAATGGATTTGTATATGTTGCTGGATTTAATAGAATCGTAAAGACAAATGTCTCTGGTACTGCAAATACATATATCAATTTAAATGGCATTACTAATTTACTTGAATTTTCAGCAACAAAGAATTTAAATACTATTGCAACTAAATTAAATTCAATAAGTGGAACTTTATATGAAATACAATTACTTGGACAAGCCCCAATAAATACTATAACTATAAATTCATTAACTACAAATTCATTCAGCCCTATAAGTACCTATTCTACCAATAGTAATTTTGCAAATAGTTATGATGATGCAAACGGTATAAACATGGAGATGGGTAGTAGGGCCTATCAATTAAATCTTGGTCGTCAAACTAAAAATATTACTATTGGGTTTGCTTCGGATGTTATTAACTTTGGCTGGGTTGCAAAAAAGGCTACAGTAGGACTATATGGAGATTTAGTAACTATTGGAGGTAACACTGGAAATGGACAAGAAGTTAGTATTTATAGAGGAGGGTCTGGTTTGGATGTATCAACTCATTTTCCAGTATTTAAAGCACTAACTACAGGTACCAATATATATGATAACCTTAGTAATTTAGTTTTTACTGCTGCAAATAATATTGGAAATTTCTCCAACACTCCAACTATTGCAGGAGTATCTTTGGATTCTAAGTATTTAGGATTGAATGGTGGGAGTATGAACAATACCAATTTAGTTGGTAATTTGAATGCCCAATATTTAGGTGTTAATAGTTATGGTGGAGGTTACGGTGGTGATAAACTGCCAACATACAATCCGATTAATACATTATCATCTGGAGTTAATACTAATGTTTTATCAACTATAAATGATTGGGATATTAAATCTTATATTACAGTAAGATCTTTAGCTACAGTAGCTTCTTCGTGGCAACTTATTGGAAGTGGAGGAGAAACTCCTTATGGTGAGTGGTACTTAAGAGACGGTGTAACAACTTGGAATACAGCCAATAGAATAGTACACTCAGGTAATTTTTCATCAATTGGTATTCAAAACAGCCCATCATCCGCTCAAAGTGGGAGCGTGTGGTTGGATGGGCTTGTTAAGTCTCACGGGTTATCGTTGCTTGGTACATCGGGCGGTTATACAATAGGAGATATAGCAATAATGTATTTTGGGGCACCTAATAATGACTTTGGATATATTAAATCTGATTTTGGCGATAAATATGAATTTGGATCTTACCATGGTTATAGATTTAAAACGAGTAGAGGTACAGGTGCTGGAATTGATGCTTTAAATATTAATGTAAATGGCGATGCTGTTTTTTCATCAACTGTCCAAACAACTGGTATTACCCCAACAAACCTAACAACTAATCACATCCCTATGAAAAGTAGTGGAGTGTTAGTTGATAGTCCGATTAAGTATGACGGAGCGGTTACATCTATAGATGGACCATTCCGATTGCACGAAAATATAGCCTCAATCGTAGCAGACAATGGAGCTGGAACAAATTTATTTTCGCTTGTCAGGGAAGATGCGACGGATGTTGTAAGCCTTGGTATTGGGGCATACGGTGGGATTGGATTCGCTCCGGGTAAAGCCACTCAAGACGGTACGTACTCAATGTTTATAAAACCTTCTGGCAACATTGGAATAGGATACTCAACAGGCTCCGAAATAACTAATAATAAGTTGTCGGTGAATGGGGGTGCATTTTTTAATGGAGCGGTTACTGCTACCAATTTCGTATTATCATCAGATGCAAGATTAAAGACAAACATTCTACCAATTTCTAAGGATTACTCAAATATAGAATTTAAAGAATACAAATTCAAAAACAAACTTGGTGAAAAAAGATTTGGTGTAATAGCTCAAGACTTATTAGAATTAGGTCACGATGAATTTGTTGTCGGTAATGAGAAAGATGGATATTCTGTGAAGTATATTGACTTATTAATAGCAGAAGTATCAACACTAAAAAACAAAGTAAAACAATTGGAGGATAAATATGGCTGTTCCTAATACAAATACTTTTTCATTATGGGATGTATGTACTGAGATATATGGTAGTCATTCAGCGGGTATGAATTTAAATCAATGCTTTACCGATGCTACTGGTACGTTTGATAGTAGTTACTCTGGAAGTAAAAACAGTTTATTGAATTTTAGAAATTATCAACATACTCTTGGATTAGTATATGACTATGATGGTAATCCATATCAACCAATAAGAATTGGTAATCAAATATGGTTAAATAGTGATTTCCACTGTACACATTTGAACAATGGATTTCCTATTCCGAGAAAGGATTCTATATTTATTGGAGATAGTAGTCGTAGTAATTCCAGTGATTTTAATAATTCAAGTTTTGCATACACACAGGTGTGGTTCTATGGAAGTGGATATAAAGAGCCGTTTTATTATAACGCTGGAGTAGCGGCAAATAATGCCTTTGGGTCATTATCCATTACTGGATGGCATGTACCAACTTTAAATGATCTGAATATATTGGCGGCTAATCTTGGTGGTGCAAATATAGCTGGAGGTCATTTAAAATATGCCATTGCTACCGATAACCATTGGCAATCACC